CGTCACCCACTGCACCAAATGTTCCGTAGATTGATGCTGATGCTATTGATCTAACTTCTGCACCAAAGTCTGTGTAATCAACAAGTGTAAAGTTTGTTGCTGTTGCACCTGTTGAAAATCTAATATCTTGAATAGGAATATTAGTATCTAAAAATGTAGTTGATAAATTTGGTCCATTAAATCTACTTACTAACACTGTGTCATTGTTTCCTATCGCTTCTGTTGTAGGTGGAGTAAAGTTTCCTGAACGTATTGCTGAACCTTTGTAAATTATAAAGTCATCTATGTTTCCAATAAATCCATTGTTGGCATCATAATTGTTACCCATCACAAGCGGTTTCGCCGCACCTAAATCATTAGCAACAGTAGCCGAACCAACGTTTTGTCCTGCCACATACATTGTCACTGTGTTACTACTTCTTACTAATGAGAAGTGTGTCCAAGTGTTTAAGTTAAAACCTTGACTGCCTATGATAACATCTGCACCGTTCACATAAAGTTTAGGTCCATTGTTTGTCATGTACAACATCAATGAATATTCTATTGATGTGTTATTTCTAAAATCAAATACTGTTGTTGATTGAAGTGTTGTTGGGTATGCCCAAAACTCTATTGTAAAATCTCCTGTGCCAAATCCAAAGTCTGCTGTTGTTCCTATTGATGCACTGTCTCCTACACCATCAAGAAGTAAACTTGATTGTCCAAATTTGTAAACAGATGTATCTAATTTAGCATCACCATTGGCTGTGATTTGTTTTCCTGTTGTTTCTGGTGGCATAGCAAATCCAGTAGACTTACCATCAATAATTATTTTGCCATTGTCAACAGATTCAACTGTGCCAGATGCTAGTTGCGTTACTCCATCTGTGTCATAATAAGATATTACGTGTCCTGCCGCTACAGGTGTGCCTGAAAATCCTGAAACTCTTAATTGTGTTTTACCATCTTCAGCAAAACCGCTTGTACCATCCACAGCATAGATACTTCTTGCCGCAAAGTATGTGAACGAGTTTAACCATTCAATACGCACACCGTTTGTAAGTGTGATTGCATCTACACCTGGTGTGATAAATGTTGCATTTTGAAACAAACAACCTGCTTCGTTTGATGCTGGCGTTGCCACTGAACCATCTAAAAGTGCACCTTTACCAGCATCAGCAGAACCAAATCCTCTTGGATCCTGTGCTGTGGTGACTGAACCTTGTGTGAGTACTGTTACATTTCTGATGTAAGGCGATCTTTTTATAACTTGGAAACCAGTTGAATCATCTGCACCTGTTGAGTTGAATCTAAAAGCATGTCCGGTGTTTGCTGAACTGTTGTAATAAAAGCCAGTGATAGTTAAATCTTCAATAGTGGTTTCACCGTTTAATATAAAAGCGTCATTTGTATTGGTTAATGCACTTGGTTGAATTTTTACTGCTCTTAGTCCATCTCCTCTTATACTAACTCCTGTAGGAATAGTTAGTGGAAAATCTTCTGTGTATGTTCCTGGATATATGTATACATGGTCTTCAGCAACAGCAACCGATAATGCCTGTTCTATTGTTGCGTAAGGATCATTTTGGTGTGTTCCTGAATTGCTGTCATCACCGTTTGTGGCAACGTATATTACTTTACCTGGACGTGCTGTTAAGTTCAGTCCTTGTACTGTAATGTTACCTGATAGTGTTAAGTTATCCACAGTCAAGTTGTTGGCATATGCTTCATTCCAACGTTTTGATGCTGTACCTAATGAGTATGTGTTGGATTGATCCGGTATAATGTTTGAAGTTATATCAGCATTGATTGTGATTGAATCTGTATCGCTGTCACCAATGGTGATGTTACCGTCCGCTCTAATATTTCCTGTTGCGTGAATATTTCCTTGTACTTCCGTGTTACCTATAATGTCTACAACGCCAGTTCCACTGGTTACGATTTCAAAGTTTTGATTGGTATCTGTGGCTTCTATTCTGTTGTTTCTGATTATAAGATCATCTACGTGAATTTCGTTGTTGTAGACAATGCCATCTACTGCGTTAAAATTTAATTGAGACTGTGTTGTTGAAATTGTGTTGCCAGTTACTGTGATATTTCCTACATCTACTTGTCCAGTAACTTCAGCATTTGTAGTACGTGCTGTTCCAACTACATCTAGTGGATACTGCGGAGTAGCGGTCTTAACACCAATCCTATTGTTATTAACATCAATGTATAACAAGTTTGTCTCGAAAGCCAAATCTGCGCCATTACGCAGTAAGTTGGACTTCAAGAGCTGACCTGATATTCGACCTACAGCCATTGTTTCTCCTTTACAGCACGGGGATCTTGTCCCACCAACCTGATTTTCATCCTACATTGTTCATAGATTCTTCGCCGGTTGTACCACGGTTTGTCCTGCTGAATCTGGTCTGATTCTGCATTAATATTATTTATCGGTATTTCGGTATTATATTGTACAAGGTTAATTTTATACTAGTTTAATATGAGGTTGTACACCACATTGAGATCGTTAGCAATTTCTTCAGTCACTGTCACTGCTTGTACACCAATTGAACTGACCCATCCATCTACCGCACCTGCATACACTTCCAACAGACCATTGTCTGTGTTGAACCATACAGCACCCAATCTCGGTATTGTGGCGTCTCTTTGTACCTGAGTTCCAAAAGGTCCCACATATCCATTCACTGTATCAAACTGTACAGTTCTATTCTGTTTTACACCTAAACCAGTAAAAGTGATATCTGCATCTGTAACGCTGTTTTCAATCACTCCGCCAGATATTGATAGATTAGCAGTGTCCAACACCACTTTACCTGTGCCGTTTGCTGTGAATCCTGCTTGAGCATTTGAGGCACTGCCCACTGAAACTGTTCTGCCATCTATGGCAATTTGATCCTGACTTGAAAAACTGTTAACAATTAAATTTCCAGCACCATCTATTTCACCAATTGCAGAGTTGTCCGCATAAAAAGTAAATTTATTATTGCTTAAATCGATGTAAGTGTCTCTGTCACCATCTTTGATGCCGTTCAGTGCTATTTTACCAGTTGAAAATAATTCAAATTCATTAATTGTGTTATCAAATCTTATAGCATTTCCTTGATTAGGATTTTGTACTGTGGTTCCTGATGGTAGTAAAATATGATTTGTGCTGTCGATAATTGTGCTTGTTGCTCCACCACTGAATGCTATATCTCCTTGTGCCGAAGTAACCGTGGTTTTGAATCCAACCTCTTCTAAATTTACTTTGCCTAATGCATTTGCTCTCAATTCTAATTGAGAGTTTGTGTCTGTGGTTTGTATTGTGTTGTTATGAATATCAATATTATCTAATGTAATTCTTGCTGAATTTGTTGTTTTCCAATTTTTTGTTTGTGAACCGATGTTGCTTTGAGTGTTGTTTGTTGGTAATAAATCTTGTTGAAAATCCATAGCAAAATCAACAGTGTCGCCTGCTTCGTTTCCAAAATTAATACCCGATCCGCCAATTGTAGCATTGCCTGACACATCTACATTAGGCATTAAAACATTGGCATTAAAGTTAACATTGTTAGATCCAACAGCACTTAACGTAAATCCATTATTCAACGTTAAAATTTTATTGTCTGAGATTCTAAAATTAGGCACATCTATTTTAGTAGCATCAACAAGTGTTTGTTTACCTTGTACACCCACTGTCAAAGTTGAAGCACCTAGGTCACCTTCATTCACTGCTATTGAAGTTGTACCTTTTGCTAGGTCAACAATGAAGTTATCACCTACTCTAAAATCTCCACTTTGATCTTGACTGACAAAATACACTCTACCACTGTTTGTCTCTTCTGTTTCATTGTTTTGATTCCATAAAGATTCATCATTTTCTACATCTTTGCCGGTTCCTACATAAGCAAAGTTATGTGATATAGCATAACATTTTGTACCTACACCATCAGCAGTGATACCTTTATTTCCATAAACGCTGGCTGATGCAATTATCCTTGCTTCTGATCCGCTTTCTAATTTTATACTAGTATCTGCAAAATATGTGAAACAATCTATAATTTCTGCTCTTGATTGATTTTTAAGAATGATACCATCTGCTCCTGGAGTGATAAAAGTTACTGCATTGAACAACATTGACGCTCTTGGAGATGCCGTGTCTAAAACATCACTGTCTACCAATGCACCTCTACCTGCGTCACCTGAATCAAAACCTCTTGGATCAGTTGCTGTTCTTGTGTCTCCTTGAGTAATCACTGTAACATTTTGTATATACGGTGACTTGGTGACTATGCCGGCATTGGGAGCAAATCTAAAACCATAACCTCTGTCTAGACTAGAACTATAATGGAAATTTTTAATTGTCAAATCAGTGACAGAAGAAGCATCATTCATTAAAAACGCATCTTGATATCTTCCTGGAACATTTGGTTTGATTGTTACAGAACGAATACCTGAACCCTTTACTGTTACGTTTGCCGGTACTTCTAAAGGAAATTGTTCTATGTATGTGCCTGGCAAAATGTGTAGTTCATGTGGTCCTGCTGTACTTTCTTCTATGTATTGAAGTGCATGACGTATTGTGCCAAATGCGAAGTTAGGGTGATTACCTGCTAGGTTGTCTGCGCCATTTGTACTCACATACCATTTGTTTTCTATACCTAAGTTTACTCTTACACCTGCTAAAGAAATAGTGTTATCAACAACAATGTCATTTAGACCAGTCATTGAACCAACATGAACATCTCCCCAACGTTGTGTGTTTGAACCAATATCATAAGTGCCTGTTACATCAGGAATTAGATCAGATTCTATGTCACCGTTGAAACTTAATGTGTCTTCAGGACCATCACCTCCTATAAAAATATTACCATCAAAAGTGATATCTCCTGTTGCGTGAATATTTCCTGTGGTGTTTAAATCTGTTGGAATGATCACTTTACCTGTTGTTGGTGACCCAACAGAAGTTGGAACATATCCTGATGCACCTGCTAGACTTGGATCGTCTTGTGCTGGTGTGTTACCATCTTGGAATATGCTTCTAATTGTTGCAAGTGACGGTTTACTAATAACCGGAGCAATGTATGTGTTATGAAATGCATAACCTAACGGATTGTTTGTTTGAATGCCTGCTTGAGTACGCATGTCATCTGTCCATTCAGGAGCAAGACTTCCGCCTTCCCATAATTCTGTGTATTCAAACATAGCAAAGTTTAGTAGGAACAAATATTCTTTTGCGGCTACTTCAAATGCATCTGCGTTTGTCTTCCAAGCATCTGATGGAGATTGATAACCTGATGGATCCCACTTGCCGGCATCGTATGCTTCTTCCATTGCGGCATACAAATCACCTGTCTGCCAGTCAGCGGCTAAGAACTGATATAATTTTATATCATCTGCAGGTAAGCCATGCATATGTAGTGTGTGGAATACGTGTTCAATAACTTCTTGTGCGTCTATATCACCATCCCCATAACCACTACCAGTTGAATTCAAATACCACACCATGTCATTTTGAACATGTGTATCAAACAGGTTAGTTAGGTTCCAATCAATAATGCCTTGATCAGTTAGGAAGTTTGGCGAGTAATCAGCACCGGCACCTCTTGCTACTCTTTGTATAGTCGGTAAGCCTGCGTGATAAGTTCCTGTGTCACCACTTAGATTCTTAATTAAATTTCTTTGGAATGTTTGATTAATACCTGCTCCATTTGGATCTGTAAACAATTCAAACATACGTGCTACTTTTTCTAACCACGCATCTGGTACTGCTGTTTGTCCGCCAACACCACCTGCCGCCATAATTCTTACACCGTTAACAGTAACTTCACGTTTAAAGAAATCACTTCCGTTACCAGTAACATTACTAATTGCACCATTGTTATATTCTGGATCTGCCGCACCGCCTCCGGCACCAGGTCCTGGTTTAATTTCAATATTTTGACCGTTGTATGCTCTGATACCACTGTTTGTAAATGCTAAATTGCCTGTACGCAATTCAGTCATTTGGAATTTTGTAGTGGCATTCATATTGATAGGACCAGTTAATGTTGAGAATGTACTGGTTAGACCATCAATTTCTATGTTTCCGAATGTGGCTGAATTTGTTGCAATTAAATCGCCTGTATATCTAGCATTGCCGTTTACTTGTAAATCTCTTGTGGGAGCATCGTTTTTTATACCTATTCTACCGTTAGTATGTCCGATATATAATAGGTCCGTTTCAAAAGCCAAATCAGATGATCTCGTAAGATTTGCTTTTAATAATGGTCCTGATATTCTACCTACATTGGTTACAGCCATAGTGCTCCTTTTTTAGTATTTATTGAAATTTGGTAAAGGTATTATTTGTCAAAGTTGTGTAAAACAGTGACTGGTTTACCCGTTGGAACTGCTGTTCCAAATGTAATATATTGTCCTGATGGATAAGAATTTCCAGTTACAGAACTTTTTCCATCCATGTTAAATGTGTTTCCGCCACCTAGGTTTGCCTCTGTGTTCAACAATACAGTTACACTCAAGTGTGATGGTGTTACTGCTGACACTGTGTATGTGCCGTCATTTGTTGCTGAACCTGATACCACCACAGTTTGTCCAACATGATAACCTTTTGACTGCCAATCAATTAAAGCAGTGTTACTACTGATAAAAGCACCAACTCCTGTAGAATTGTAATTTGCCACAGCACTTATGATATTGCTGTTCACATCGCATGGATTTTGTGTTAGTGTGTAATTTGTGTTTGGAATTTGTAAAACGTTTTCAACCATTACTAAAATATTTTCTGGTGAAGTTGGATATCCTAAACCTGATCCAAATCCATCATTTAGAATTCCAAAGTTTACTTCGGTATCATCACCATTACTTAAATTTTGTACAACAATATTTTGTGCTTCAGACAATCTAAACTGTTTCCACACAGGTGCACCGCCACCTAATGATTCATAAACTTCTAGTTGTCTTAATGTTGTGTTGAATCTTAATTGTCCTTCTGTTGGTGACACAGGACGTTGTGCTTGAGTGCCTTTAGGAACCAAAAAAGCACCTGTAGATTGTGCTTCAATTTCTTCGTACTGAGTGTAAATTAAACCTTTACCTCTTAAGAGTCTTCTATTAGTTGATTGACGTTTTAGATATCTCATTACACCTCCAAGTAACTGACCACAACTGATAAGTTGTTAGCACCTGATTGAGCAACTCTGATAAAGTCTCCAGCACCCAACACTATTTTTTCTGTATCTAGTGTAAAAGTTTCTGCTCCAGGTAGCAATGCGTTGTTCACTATCATTGATGCATTTGAACTGTAAGAGCCTGTAACAGCGTACAATGTGAAATTACTGTCTTCACCACCTGTACCATCTTCTGGTCCAACATTTGTTATCAATATAGATGTAACAGCATAACTTTTGCCTGCAGGCACTGTAAGAACGTCTACTGTTCCGTTTACTTCTGAGTTTGTTATTGCCATTGTTTCTCCTTAAAATAATAATCCGAAAAGTAGTGCTCTGTTTTTGCTGATCACTTCTCCTCTTGTATCGTTTGTATTTACAAAATATAATCCTGTATCGCCACCAGATGGTGATTTCGCATACAATTTAACGCCATTGGCGTCGTATAACGGGTCTACAGCAGGATCCTGCACACTTGGTCTATTGTTGATAACGAACGAGTCATTTGCCCTTACTGAGCCCGTGCCCGGTGCTACCAATTCTAAATCTTGATTTGAATTTAATCCACTGATTGTGTCACCTTCGATTCTGACATTACCAATATCTGTGGTTTGTTGATATATTTCAAATCTTGTAGGTTCCCATAATCCTAACAATGTGCCATCAATAGTAACTTCTATTTTAGATGTTTGACCAGATTGACTATTGTCTGTGATTTTTACTTCTGTGTCACCTTGAACTATTCTAGGAAATGCCGCACCAATTACAACAGCATTAATTTCATCATCAACATATTTTTTATTTGGAATATCGTTGTCATCATTCATTCTGCTGATGTAGTTTGCTGGAGCAATACTGCCACCTAATCTCAAAGTGCCTGTTCCACCTGGTTCAAAATAAATTGCGTTTGTGTTGTTTATGTTGGCAACTCTTAATGCTAAAATGTCATTACCATCTGCTGATGAAACTTTGAATGAACCATATCCTGGTCCTTGTAATCCTGGTCCTTGTGAAACTGTTTGTGTGCTTGGATTGTTCCAAGCAATTGATTCATCATAAACTATTTGTACATTAGCATAAGATCCTCTGTCTATGTCAACACCTGATGTTCCTTCACCAACACCCGCACCTGCTTCATTTTTGTTTAAGACAATTATGTTGTCTTCAATTTCTAAATTTGTTGTGTTAACAGTGGTTGTTTCTCCTTCAACTCTTAAATCACCTGTGATGTGAGTCAGAGCAGAATCTAATGTAATCTCATTAGAGGCATTTGCTACCTTAATTTTGTAATCACCTGTTTCTAAATAAACTGTTTTTGCCATAGTTTTTTATAATTTAGGGAGTGTTGCCACTCCCTAAACTGTATTTTATATTATGCGTCGTCTGTGAAGTCGTCGTCATCTGTGTTAGCAACGTCGTCATCACCTGCTTCTTCAACTTGTACTTTACCAGCACTAGCCGCCGCAAAATCCCATGCGAGTTTTGTTCCGTCTAATGCGTTTGATCCAGTGGCACTTGGAGCCACAACTGTCAATGTACGTCCTGATATTTTACTTACACCGTAAGTTTCGTTATCAGCACCTTGTACTGAAATTGACATTTCACCTGCCGTTAAAGCCGCTGGTAATTTACCAGTTGTTAACGTACAAGTTACTTCAGTGTCTGCGGCACCAGTCTCAGCAACAACGAATTTTTTAGATCCTTTTTGCCTTACGATAGTACCTTCAACAACTGATGTACCATTGTGAAAGTTTACTTTTATTTCATTTGCACCAGCAGTTGCACCGCCAGCCGCTGTTGTGAACAGTCTTTTGTTAAGTGGTCTTCCCATTTGTTTTCTCCTATTTTTAGAAGTCCAATCCGGGTTCTATCCGGTACGCAGTGGGTTATTACTGCATAAGACTTTGACATAATGCCAAAGTTCGTTTGAACTAAAGGTATTTATCGTTTGCTGAGCGATGCCAATAGTTCTACTTTTGAGAATTTTTTTGCTAGATTTATGGCCTCTAACAGCACTTTATTGGCTTCTTCTAGGTATCTGTCTTTTTTGGTTCTACGATAATCAACTAAAATATTGGTGTATTCATCATACATTTTGTTCATTGTGTTTTCCAGTTTCTTTATGTCATTGATGAATATCCCATGATTTTTCTTCCATATTTGAAGTCTATCCATGTATTCTTTAAATTCTATCAGTATCTTTTCGTGTTCCATTAAAATTTACCAATTATATCTCTTGCCCCATATGTTACTAAAAATTTAGCACCTGCTTTGCGATAAACTTTAGCAATTTCTATTTGATGCTCTACTGTTGGCAATCCTAGATATTCATCACTCACTTGATACAATCCTACAGGATTATATGTACTGATGGATATCATCGCTAAATCATTTAAACTGTGTTGTGCTGGTTTTAGCAGAAGATAGTCTGCTTTTTGACTTCTAAATTTATTTGCTGTGGCAATCATTCCTGAATCACCATTGATAGGCAACTGATATGTTCTTTCAGTGGTTGGTGTGCTGTCTGCTAGATTTCTGAATGAACTATAGAACACACTTCTATATTTTACATATGCCATCACTTCACAGTTGGTTTCTGCTTTCAAATTTTGTACTGTATTATCTCCCATGTCTGATGGAGCCAATATATCTGCACCTGCTGATTCTAATTTCTTACCCAAATCAATCAACAGTGCTTCACTGGTGTCCGGTTTGTCCATCACTCTACAGTGACCATCTGGCAAAGTAGAACACAAACAAACATCTACAATTAGTTGTATTTTTGGAAATTGTTTTTTAATTTTGGCTACCATCTCTGCTTGATAGTTCCAATCAGGAGTCCATGTTTTTGTGTCTGGTTTTATAAACAGTAAGAAACTGTCTACACCTTTGTCTATGTCTTTTTGAATTACATCAAAGATAAAAGTTTGTGACCAACTACTATTGGCTACGCCTAATTCAGCCGTTTCTGTTCTACCTGATTGGTTCAAAAACAAAGGCTGAATTAGGTCCATTGTGATTACTTCTCTTCTTTTTTTGGAAGTGCTTCACACTGTTCTTCTGATGCAGGTAATCCTGTGTTCTTGTCATATAACCAAACGTAAGAGTAACTGACACTTTCGTCTTTTACCATACATTTTTTTCCAAAAGAAACTTTTGGATTTTTTGGAATTGAACAAGCAGATACTACCAACAAAGTTGCTAATAAGAGTGCTATTTTTTTCATTTGTTTCCTTGTTCGAGTTTACGTTAAAATTATAACACATTTTGGTTTATGTGTCAAGTCTGATGAAAAAGTCAATAAAAAAGGGGGCCGAAGCCCCCTTTAGTATATCATTCAAGTTACGGATTAACTGAAAGATGTGTTAGACACACCAATAGTCTCAACGTAATCTGCCGCGTTACCTAGTGATGAAGCAGTATTGTTTAACTCAACATAACCATATCTAGTCATGAAAGAAACAACTGGTTCAAAAGTACCTGGATCAAGTACAACACCAGAAGACATTAACGGAATGTATGGGCAATAAAATGCCGCCGCATCTGCTTCTGATGAACCTTTGTAACCTACTAATACGTCTGTTGAATCAGACGCATATGTATCTACGTAGATTTTCATCGCACTGTTTAAAGTTCCAACCATTTTTTGGTTAGTTGGCGCTTCAAATGTACCTTCAGTTGTTCTTGCGAACGCTGAAGTTGTCGCAGACTGAAGTACTGTTAATGCTAATGGTGAAACCACTGCAAAATTACCAGCACCACGTCTTGTGTTTTGTGCGATTTTGTTAGCCGCTCTGTTGATAACAACAGCCAAAGCCGCGTGTTCATCACCTACGAATGTTGCCGTACCTGATACTGCCGCTTGGTTGTATGTTCCAGATGATTGAGCACCTGCTAAAGTTCTTAATGAAGTGATGATCTCTTGGTCGATTTCAGCAGTAATTTCTTGTGCTAATGCCGCCATGATTTCAGCCTCTACATCAATACCTTGTTGTGCTTGAGCATCTTGAGCAGATTCAAATGTCCATCTTGCTTGTAACTTACGTGATTTTGCTTCAACCGTTTGTTTCAAGATTTGGATTGACATTGCTCTACCACCAGTACCCTCTTTAGATGCTGTTGCATCTCCTTTAGAGGTTGCTGTGTCACCTGAATAGGCTTGACCAATTTTGAATGGTGATAAAGCCTCATCGCCTGCTGTAACATCATCTGTGTTGATAGTAGCGTTTTGAGTTTCTGCGTATCTTACTCTTAGTGTGTGGATTTGACCAACTGGGCCAGTCATTGGTTGAACTCCAACCAATTCGTTAGCGATCACAGTAGGCATAACCCTTCTGATCACCGGTAGGATCACTCTGTTTAAAGTAGCAACGTTACCAGCCGATGTAGCACCTGCTGTTGCCGCCTCAGCCAAATACGCTTTCGTATTTTCTAAAGTAGCCGCCATAACTGCTTTTTTATTTCCAGTTAAGCCTTCTAATAACGCACTCTTTGTGTCCTGCCAGCGAGTTTCTGTTAGTTCTGACATTGTTTTTTTCTCCTTTTTATATACCCGCCAGTCTTCTGATGTCAACTATATTACTGTTGAACTGACTGCCGTTTACAATGTTTGTTTGTTTGTCGCCTGTTACTTCTGTGCCTTCATTTATAGCCTGTTTTTTCGCTGGAGTCCTACCGTTTAGTACGGACGGAATGTATTTTTCGAATTGCTTTCGTAAAGCACCCGTCTGCACACTCTCCAGTAAGTTGTTCATTATTTCTTTTTGTTCAGTGTTCAATGGTGTTATTAACTCATTGATAACTTTTTCTCTCTCAGCCGCTTCTTTGATTGTAACAATTTCTTTTTCTTTTGCTTCAATCTGTTTTTTGCTCTCTTCGGCTGTCTTCTTCGCTTCTTCTGCCTGTAGTTTCGCCATGTCCACTACTTTTAGAAGTTTGGCTGTTTCACCTTTTTCGTTCAAGAATGATTGTGTGTACTCTTGAGCGTAAGATTCAAACAGTCTGCGACCAAAGTCATTTTTGCGAGCCGCTTCAATGTCATCTTTTAATGAACTAATCTCTTTTTGTAGAGTTTTGCCCACTACTTCTGACACTTTACTAGCACCTTTTTTCACAAAGTTATTTCTAACTTTTTCAAAATGTGCTTTCGCTTCTCTGATAAGACGTACTTTTGTCTCAGCAACGTCTTGTTTGTCTTTTTGAAATTCTGCGATTTCTTTAGACAGAGCTTCTACCACGAAGTCCTCAAGTTTCTGGAAGTTTTCTGCCATAACTTTTTGGTCTGCGTGTAATTCAGCAATTTCACCTTTAAGTTGTTCAAAAACAAACGACTTTAATTTGTCTGAGTGTTCACGGATTTGAGTAGCATACTTAACTTTTTCTTCTGCTAATTGCTTCTTGTCTTCTGCGAACTCTGCCATTTCTGCTTCGATTCTTTCAGATACCATTTTGTCAACAGCGTCTGTTAAAGTTGCTTTGTCGTGTTCATACTTCTCAGCAAACTCTGAACGAAGTTCAGCAGTGACAGAAAGTTTGTTTTCTTCAACCTTCTGGTTCCATGCTTGTTCTATTTCTGCTCTGATCTCTTCCGAAATTGCGTTGTTTTCAAAAAGTGATTTCAGTGCTTCTAACATTTATTTTCTCCTATTTAGATTGGAGTTTTCCAATTATGTTTATTAGTTGTTCTTTTAGATATTTTTGTGCCTGTGTGTCCCTTGCTGTGTTTAATGCTTTCAAACCACCTTTTGCATTCATTAGATGTTCGTAGATTGGTTCAGGATATGCTCCTGGCGCCGATGGTTGTGCTACGATGTCTACTGTGATGATTTCAAAATCTGATACTTCACCGGATCCGTCTTCTTTTACATTACCCGAACCCCTAGATGAAACACCAAGTTTAACTCCGCTTTCCAGCATTGTTTTAACCAGTTGTCCCATCGGGGTTGGTAATACTTTTAATTTTCCGTATCCGTTCGGTCCGTCCATCCACATTTCATTTACCATGTGGCTGACACGGTCTAGGTTAATATTAAGTCCTTCTGGATGATCAACTTCGCCGAGAACACTGTATCCACCAGTGACTTGATCGTTAAGTGTGCTGACAGCCCTTTGGATTTCGTTAACAGGATACACTCTTTGGTTGGCGTTTTTAACACCTCCCTGAATGCAGATTCCCTTCATGTAAAGGGATTTACCGTTGTGTTCGTCCTTAGTCTCAACGACTATGCCTGCTTGGTCGAAAGTAAGCGTCTCACGTAATGATAACATCCGTTTTCCTTATACTACCTTATTAACTGCCAATTGTTGACTTTTTAGCAGAAGCGTCGTCATCTGCGTTAGTCTTGGCCTTTGGTGCCGCAGTTGGTTTAACTTTAGCGCCTGGTACATTAATGTTACCTGCGTTCTCTTCTTTAGGAGCAGGTGCTTTACCACCTTTTTCCTCACCGCCTTTAGCAATGTTAGAAGTAGTTCCGCCCATATCATTTTTGCCAGCAACTGGTGATTTAGTTGAATCTGAACCATCTGTATGCGTTACCGCTACTTTGTTCACATATTCTCTAATTTCTTCACTTGCTGTTTTTGGCTCTGCCGTTTCTACTGCTGGTTGTTCACCAAGTTCAGGAGCAACTTCTACAGTTTCTCCCTCTGCTGATTGATCTACAACTGCTTCATCTTCTTTGTCGCCGTTGTCTTCAGCGTCGTCGCCATTGTCTTCTGCGTCGTCGCCATCTTCCTTATCGCCCATCATTTTTTCAAATTCTGCTTTAAGGTCATCAATAGCATCTTCTAGGTCAACTACTCTGTCTTCGATTTCTTCTTCACCTTTTTCAGAGTCGTCGCCGTTATCCATATCACCTGCTGGTGCTTCGATGTCGCCAACCATGTCGTCAGTTGCGTCGCCACCGTGTGCTTCTGCTGGTGCTACTGCTGTTTGTTCTACGTCTAATAAAGATTCATCAGTTGCTTCTTCATCTTTTGACTCTTCTTCTTTAGTTTCTTCTTCTTTAGATTCGTCTTTTGATGCTTCTTCTACTGCTTCATCTTCTTTTGACTCTTCAGAAGTTTTTTCTTCTACTTTTTCGTCTTCTTTTTTGTCTTCTTTAGACGCTTCTGTAGTTTCTTCTTCTTTTGAGTCTTCTTTTGAAGTTTCTTCTACTTCGATATCTTTGATATCATCTTCTAAAAGACCTTCATAGATTGATCTTGATTTTTCCACAACGATATCATGGAAAATTTCTTCTGCCGCTGTTCTATCGTCAGCGACTAGTTTTTCAAGCATTTGCTCGAATTTGCTTTTATCTGACATTGTTTTTCTCCTATTAACGTTATTGATAAGACTGTCATGTATTATTTAACCGATAGGTAAAAAAATAGGTAGATAATGGGCCGATAATGACCCGTTTGACGCCGATTTTATAGGTGATAGCGTCGTTTGAACTCTTGTACAGTGATTTCACTGTAATTTGCGTATTTCTTAAGGTCTTTAGCCTCAAAAACATTGGTGCCTTCCGGCACTACTCGTATATATCTCTTCAAGGAGTTCTTCTGTAGGATAATGCTGGTTTGTCTATTCCAGTTGCCATGGTATGTTGCCACATCTGAATTCTTTTTGTAGTTGGGAGTGTCACCATATATGTTGTTTAACTTGCCTTCAGTGGTGCCTGTGAAGTCAAATCCCAACAAAAAGAATGTCTGATGCATATGTTTAGATGCTAACCACAGTGCTGTGGGTCCAGATGACCATCCTAAACTGGGTTCGAAAAAATTTAAGCCTTTATACTTTTTATATGCTCTATTTGGATTGGTCCAAACGGGCATTTTCAACTGGGCACCAGCCATACATATCTCATTGATCATCTTGGCATCCACTGCCACAAGGTAATCTGGCGTGAAAGTTCTATACACCGCATTGCAGGCGTATATTTTTCCATGTTGTTTTAAAGGTTCTAAAGGTATTGGCTTGCGACTGAGACCATTGCCTAATACAAAAGCAACAGTCATTTATTACATTTCCGGTTGATTAGCGGCACCGTACATCTGTCTTACAAATTCTAACTCTTTTTGTTGTTCGTCTTTGTGAAATTCGCCGGCTTTTCTTGCTCTATTGATCTGTTTTAGAGATAATCTTGTTTTACGTGTGTCATCTAAACTCATGATTGACTGATCTTCAGTAGCATCATATTGCTTCTGTTCGCCAGGTTCAGTTGTTATTTGATCGTAATAAAAAAGTTCACGTAGTATCATAAAATTATTTATCTAGGCGCCCGGAGTTGGAGTACCGCCGCCTCCACCTGCTGGTGGTGTAGTGCCTGCTGGTGATGGAGCACCTTCGTCACCTGGTTCAGTGGCTGGTGCTTCAGGTTCTGCCGCATCTAAGTCTGCTTGAATACCTGCTGTGCTAACACCTGCACTTCTTAATTCAGTTGCTGATGTTGTAGGTTTACTTTGGACTGTGGCATCATTCTCTTCTCTCCACATTCTTTCGTTTTCTGCCATCTCTTCTGGAGTTAAACCTAAGAATCTTGATAGAGCATAACGTTTGCTCACAAATGGTACTGTTGCTATCTGTGTGTATGTGGAAATTCTATTGTTATCTACCTCTGCTTGTCTGTAAGACGCAAAGTTCATTGGTGGTTGGAACTTGATATCAAACATTGCTGTGTCAATGTTGACACCTTTTTCTAAAAGATAACGTTTAAACTCTTGATTGAATTCATCTGATACTAAATTTTGTAGTCTTTCACAATATTTGTTGAATCTTAATTCTTGAATGTATGCTGTTCCCACTCTACCATCATTGTAATTGCTCTGCGAGTCGTCAGCACCTGTTGGCAAATAAGAACTTGGTATACGTAAACCTCTTAATAGTTTGTTTGTAAAGTATTTTAGATCATCAATCTCACCTAAGTTAGTACCACCCGGTAATGTTTCTACTTTAGAACCTCTACCTTCTGCTGTTTGTGGGAAGAAATAATCTTCATTGATTGATAATGGATTGTATGCAGAGTCCACAACGTTTTGTCCGCCACCAGTTGATGAAGGAATACGTCTTTGATGTATCTCTGTCTTAACTCTTTCAACGAACTGCATAGCCAAGTGCGATGGCATATTACCCACGTCAATGTAAAACACTCTTCTTTCAGGTGCTCTTTGTACTCTGTAAATTATAATTGCGTCTTCCAGTAATTCTTTCTGTTTGTAAACTTTAAAAATGCTTTCTAATAATGAATTTCCAAACGGAAAGTTGTTGTCCAATCCTTCTGATAAACTTAAATGCACCATGTGATCGGCATCAACAGCAATCTCTGTTTGTCCTGTTCCAAATCTTGTGCCTGGAGAGTCTTGATAGTTTGCTCCAGTCATGCCTCTCA